CATAGTCCCTCCACGTAACGAAAGCCTTGGACCGCCCGAAAGTGCCCGCCGTAGCCGGCTTTGCCCGATGATCGCGCGCTCTTGACCTTGTTTGCGCCATGAAGAATGGCGCTGATCTGCGTCCATTTCGGGTCGCGCCGCAACGCCGCCGCCAATCCGGGGTGCGAGGTGTGAAAAAGGGTCAGCATCGGCTTGCCGTAGCGATTCTGACCGCGCCTCCAGGCCGCGCAAACGGCGTTTAAGAACCGCATGCCGACGCCGGCGCCCTGCCATTCGGGCATCACGACAAGGCGGCACGCGCGCGCTTCTACCAGCCCAGGTCGGGTAGACACCGCCACATGCGCTACCGGCTGGCCCCCGACGAAACCGACATAGTTAAATGCCGCGATCATCTTCGGAGCTTTCAGATAATGATGGGGCTCGAAAAGCGGCCAATATCGCCAGTTGGTCTCGAAAACGTCGACTTCGATGGAAGGCCGGCGTCGAAGGCACCTCCCGGAAAACTTGCCGGTCGCCGTATCGAGGATCCAATCCGGCTGAAGCCATTCGATGATGTCGTAATGGCAGGACAACAGCACGGCTTGGCCGCCAGACCGGCGCCAGGCCTTCGAGAAGGCAAAGGCGCCAATTCGGGCGATTTGCCGATCGACGACGGACGTGAACTCGTCGACGACAACGCGGGCCGGCTTTTCAGCCACAATGCGGGCGAGATCGGCGCGAAACCGCTCGCCATTGGACAACACGGCGTACGGGCGTACCCAAGCGGGAACCGACCCCAGGCCAACGGCGGAAAGCGCGGCCGTCACGTCGTCAAACGCGCCGTCCGGCAGAATGGCGTCGATGATTGGTGCTTTGCCCGGCCAGCCCACCGGGCGGTAAAAGGCCGCCTTGCCAAAAAGCCGTTTGCCGATCGACGTCTTCCCGGACCCGGATGGGCCTACAATGAGGCCAATCCCCCAATCGTTGCCATCGATCGGCAGATCGACCGTAAGGTCGAAACGGTGCCCATCCTCGCAATTGAACAGGGATTTGACGCGCGCCGCCCGGTAGCTTTCGAAGGTGTTGCAGGAGTGGTGGATGTCGACCCTCATGTCACAACCACCCGGAGCTTGGACGAACAAACGGCCCGCAGGCCTTCATAGACCGCCTTCTGTGCCTCCTCATCGGGGCAGACGACAATCACGCCGTATTGCTCCTTGTATCGGGTTCCGCGCGGTTTTCCCGGTGCGCCGTCGGGCAAACAAGGGAGCGCGCCGGACCGGGCTTTTTCTTCAGCCACAAGAGGCCTCCTTTTTCAAAGACGCTCGCGGGCGTTCGCTCGGTTTTTCTGGGAGGGCTCGGGGCCTCTTGGGGGACCGGTCAGGGCCGGGTTTCGCGCCGGGCGGCTCCGGTCTTTTCGGGCCTAGCAGGAGGTCCGAATCTATTGATGTCGCCGCATCGGCGGCACTTGATTTCTATCACGTTTCCAAGGCGATTTGAATCCGCCTTGAAGAGCAGCGCGTCGCAGGCACTACAGCGTATGGACTCCATATGAGGACTCGTCGTTGAATCCCCCCGCCGTGCATGTGTGTGGACGGCAGCGGCGGGGACGGCGTTGTGCTTCATGGCGTCGGCCGGGACTGAGTTGGCGCTTGGCCCGGCGCTTGGAGCGCTGCAACGCTCCGGGCTCCCCGCTCCTTTGAGCAGGCGAACGGCAAATGGGTTGGACCCGAAAATGGCTTTGATCCGAAAGAAGCCGCGCTTCGTCGCAGTTCTCCTTCGGTTAATCATCGTGTTTTTGGTCGGCGGCATCACACTGATTGTCGCCGGTCACGTGATGGGGCTCGATTCGTCGGCCGTGCTCAGTTCGGCCCAGAAAGCGTTTTGCCGATGGTGGATGGCAAACTGGAAGACGGCCGCGCATGCGCCCGCGAGTGGATCATGTCCTTGGGGCCGATCGTCGGTGCTTTGTTGGCCGTTCTTGCTGCCACTCTGGCAGCCCGACCGGTTTGGCGGCAGTTGCGAATTCAAACGCGCCGGGAACTCATTGAGGAACTCCGACTGACCTACAAAGAGCACGAGAAATACAAGCAAGCGCTTGCCGTCGTCGAACGGTTTGATTTCCCCCGCCGACGCGTGGTGGACGCCCTCATCAAAGTGAAAATAGGCGACTACGCTCCGACCATGACGGTTGACCAGGTGAGAACAGCCACGGAGGAGATAAAAGCTGTATCCCACGAGATCGCGGAGCGACAAATCGATGACACAATAGAAATTGGCCAGCTTTTCGGTGCCCGTGACGGGCTTTTGGACGCTCTTAATGATCTGCGTGAGTTCGTTGACTCCGACGGGGCCGAATTGGTAGCGGCCGCTTTTGTCGGTCCCAAATTGAATGGCAAGCATCCGACGCCGCAAGAAACGGCCGCCATCGAAGAAGGCCTCAAACAGCGCGTCGAGAGTGCAAGAGAGGCCTGCAATCATTATATTGCTGCCATAGTAGAAAATGCGAAAGGAATCCGCCGAGAAATCGAAAAGGTCAGCAACGGCCTGTTCGAAGCCTGAAGCGGGCTGACGAAAAATCCACAGCGGCACGCTCACGTCCCACCCCCCTTCTTCACCTTGAAATCCACCGTGCTCAGATAGGTCTCGGCGAACTCGTGGCGCACCTCGTTGGCGAGCCAGGTCTTGCTCATCGATGCGCGGAAGCCTGATAGGATGAGGTCGGCGCCGGCGGCGGCTTCCGGGTCGCCATCGAAGGTGACAGAGCCGACGGCGGTCTCCGACGATAGCCGCTCGCCCTCCGATTTTGCCGCCCGTTCGGCTTCGTCCTTCGAGGCGTAGGGGTGACGCAGGCGCCATTCCGGCCCTTCCAGCCCGGTTTCGGCCGTCTCCGGCACGTAGAGGCCTTTCTTGCGGTCGAACCAGCGGGTGCCGACCTTGCCGTATTGCGGCCGGGGATCCGGCGTGAAGGTCCAGTTGCTGCACTCGGACTTGTGCTTGCGGATCGCCGGCAGCGCGCTGCCGGAAACCGAGCCGGTGCCGCGCGCAACGAGCAGCATCTTGTTGTCCTTGTAGGTGTAGACCGCGCCGATGCGGTCGCCGATGCGGGTGCAGAAATCGTGCACCGACTGGCCGTTGCGCAACAGGTACTTGCCGTCGCCGAGGGGCAGACTCTTAAGCGAAGGGCTGATTTCGAGCCCGAGGCCGTGGCGCTTCGCGAGTTCGCCGAACACCTTGTCCACGGTCGGATCGTCGAAATGCTCGGAAAGCGGCTCCTTCAGGTCGGCGCGCATGTCGGCGCCGCGGGCGGTGACGGTCAGGAACTCGCCGCCGTCGCCGCCCTCGATCTGCGGCGGCTTGTCGACGATGAAGGTGCCGGACTTATAGAGCTGCAGGTCGGCATAACCCATCCGGACGGAGACCACCGCGCCGATCCGCGGCTCCTCGATGCGGTTTCCCTCATCGTCGAAACGCGCCTCGAAGCTGTCGGCCTCCGGGTTGCCGAACACGTCGGTGATGGTGGCCGACACCAGGAGGTTATAGAAAACCGACGACACCGGTTTGCCGTCGATCGCCACCTCTATGACAGGCTTCAATCCGATCATGGTCAGTCCCACAGCCGGACAGTTTCGGCGTCCGCCTCGACGGTGAATTCCGGCAGGACGAAGGTCTTGCCGAGCGGAAGGACTTCGCCGATCGCGGCGAGGCCGGGATTGGCATCAAAGGTGGCATCGACATATTTCCGCAGCCGGCCGGCCTTGACCCGGTCGCCGAGGACGATCCAGGCGAACTCGAAGCAGATCTGGTCGACAGTGGCGTCCTCGACGGTGACGCGGACCGGTTGGCGCGGCAGCACGAGAGCCATCAGAAAAGCCCCCATCGTCCGCTGAGGCCCGGTTTCGGCTTGACCTCGATCTCGTAGGAGACCTCGCGGCCGAGGCCGTCCTGGCCGATCTCCTCGTCGCTGGTGGAGATTCTAAGCAGCACGACCATGCCGAAAACGCTGGCCGCCGTTCCCGTGAAGCCGGCCCAGCCGATAAGGCTCACCGGCTTTCCGGCGCTCAGCGTGGTCTTTACGGCTTCCAACTCCGTGCGCCCGCCGAACTCCTGGGGAAACAAGAGGCCGGATATGGTGATCGGGTTCTCGCCGAAGCCGGTCAACTGCGCGCCCGGCCGGCTGCCAAAATGGGGGATCGCCGGCCAGTTGGCGGAGACCTCGGCCTCAAGCCGCTGGTAGTTGAGCGGCATGATGTCGAAGATGTGGGGACCCAGCGCAAGGAGCGGCACTATTCCGTCCCCCCGTGCAGGGCGCCGGTGCGCGCCTTGGAGACGGCTGCGCCGAGCTGCCGGCGGACCTCGCCGGCGACGGCCTTGGGATCGGTGACCCCGGAAATGCTGATTGGCGCATTGACGGTGACGTAGGGCGGCCGTTTGTCGATCAGCTGCGCCTTGATGTGGGTTTCCAGCTTCTGGATCGCCTTGTTGTCGCTGCCCTGGAAGAGCTTGCTGTAGTCCTCCACGGTTGGCGGGAGGTCTTGCGTCTTTGTGCCTCGCGCCGGCTTCGGCCGGGGCACCGGGCCGCGCGACGCGGCTGGAAGTTCCGGCTTGGGTTCCGGCAACCGCTCATGCACCGCGTCCACCGATCCGGCGGCGTCGCGCTTTTTCAACTCACGGATCGTGTCGTTGATTTCCCGGATCTTGGCGGTCAACTGGTCCATAGCCGAGAACTGATCCGCCATGCGCTCAAGTTCCGACCGAGCCTCGGCGTTCTTGCCGCGGAGCGTTTCGCCGAGTTGGTAAAGCCGCGCCGTGATGTCTTCGGCGGAGATATCGCCTTCGGAGAACGAGCGGACAAGGTCTCGGACCTGGCGAATCTGGTCGGTGGATAGGCCCGTGAAGGGTCCGGATGATCCGACCGGCTCTCGGCCCGATGCCTTGCGGATGCGCTCCGCCCGTTCCAGCTCCTGCTCGGCCGATCGCAGCGCGAGCTTTGCCCTTTCGTCCGTGAGATCCGCGACCTCCTTTCGGTCGGCCTCCAACTCGGCGAGCTTGTCCTTGGCCTGGGAAAGCGCTCGTGCCTTCTCCGATTTCGTCAGTTCGTTGATCTTATCGGCGGCTTGCCCGGCGATGTCGGCAAACCCCTTCAACGTCAGACCGTGCTTTTCGGCGGCTTCCATGGCGCGGCCGTGGGCGTCTGGAAGCGCGGAAAGCTCGCGGATCAGCTCAAAAATCGCAGCGACGGCGCCGGCGCCCGCCACAAGGCGGGCCGCCCGGCCGAGCCCGCCCAAGTAGCCAACGAGCTTGGACAAAGGAGCGACATTTATTCCGTTGTCGAACTTGGCAAATAGAGAGATGAGCCGGATCAGAGGCCCGCTCACCAGCTCCATGCCGTAGCGCAGCACGCGAGATGCAACGCCGAAGGCGAGCAACCCGGCAGTCAGGTTTACGACGTTCTCGGTCAGCTCCGGATGGACCTCGGAAAAGGCCAGGACACCCGCCGTCATCTCGCCGAAAAGTTCCAGCCCGTCCTGGACGGTTGGCAGCATGATGTCGCCGAGGGTGATGGCAAGCTCGGCGGCCCGGTTCTTGGCCAGTTGCCATTGCTGCAGGCGGGTCTTCAGCCGCTTGGCGAATTCGTCCTCGACCGATCCCGCATAGTCGGCCTCCTTCGCGACCAGGCCGTAGGCTTGGCGGAGAAGGCCGAGGTTGTTGAGGAGCTTGTTGAAATCGTCGGTGAAGTCCTGGCCGGCGAGTTCCTTCATGATGAAGTCGCGTTCTTCGTGCTTCGAAACCCGCTCCAGGAGGTCGAGCAACGCCGGGACGCCTTCGGTCTTCAGACGCCTGGAAAACTCCTTGCGATTGAGGCCGATCATCTCGAAGGCGGCGAGGAGATTCTTGCCGGTGCCGGCATGAATGCGGTTTGAAAGGGCATTGACGGCACGTGAGGCGACTTCGGCCTGGGTGCCGGCAGCAATGAAGGCGGTGCCAAGTCCGGCCATCTCCGTCGCGGTGTGGCCAAGCCCGGGCGCGGCGCCGGCCGCCCGGCGCAGGAAATTGATGATCTCCGGTGCCTTTGCCGCCATGTTGTTGGAGAGATGGTTGGCAGCGTCGCCGGTGCGCTCGATACCCTCCTGGGTGAGTTGGTAGACGTTCCTGATCTTGGCGAAGTTCTCGCCGGTGTCGCGGGCGAGCATGTCGAAGGCGACGCTCGCCTTGGCCGTGAATTTGGTGAAAGCCTCGGCAGTCTCCTGGGGGATACCCGCCTGCAGTGCCTCGGCGAGGATCTCCGCCATGCCCTTTGCCGAGACAGGGATCTCCGACGTGGTCGTCAGCAGGAATTTCTTGAAGTCGGCAAGCCGCTCGCGCGACCCTTGGAAGACCTTGTCGACCTCCGCAAAGGCGTCCTCAAACTGAGCGGACATCTTCACAGGCGTGAAGATGGTCATCGCCATGGCAGCCGCATCGAGGAGCTTGCCGCGTGCCCGATTGAGGCGCTGCTCGTGGGTGCGGATCGCCTCGTCGATGTTGTTGGCGGAAAGCGTTGAGCGAAGACCGTCGGCAAAGCCGCGTTTCGCCTGACCGACAACGCCGGCGATGCCGGCAAGGGCCTTCTTTCCGTGCTCGACCTTGTCGACGCCGCGGGTCAGAAAGTCGACGAGGACGCCGACGCGCATGTCACCCATCAGCCGTCTCCGTCGTCACCAGGCGATCGAGGGCCGCGGCGGCCTGAAGGAACTCCCACCACGGCTGATCGTCGAAGGCGCCCGGACGCTGCCGGTAGGCAAGGCTCAGTCGCGCTTCAAGATCGAAGACAGCTGCGACGGGCTGTCGATAAAAAAACCGACGAGTGCCTTGGCGACCTCCCAAAGGTCGAGCGGATCGAGATCGTCGATGACCGCGGCCGGCTGCGAACAGAGATCGCCGAGGAGCGCCGAAAGCCCGTCGAGCCGATCCGGCGACAACAGGAGGGCAATGACTTCGCCGCCGATCTCTTCCAGACGGCCCTCCTTGGTGAGGTTTTCCGCCCGATCCTCGCCGGCCAGCGTCTTGATGATCTCCGGACCGAGGAGCGCAATCAGCTGCTTGACGTGGCGCACCCGCGGCCGGCGCATGACGAGCTGGCCGACCTGCTCGACCTTGCCGCCGTCGATGACCTTGTCGGCAGGAACCGACAGCGGGATGGTCGTGTGCGTTGCCCGCTGCGGCCGGGCGGCAGATCCGGCCTCGGCCTTTTGCGGGGCCGCCTGGGCCTCGGCCGGCTTCGCGGCGGCGGGCGCGGCCGGGCGTTCCGGCGCGGCGGCGTCGGCCGGCGCGAAGGCTCTCGTCTCGGGACCGGCCATCACGCGCCTCCCACACGGGCAAACAGGCGCCGGGAGCGGCCCTTGTTGATCTGCTGGAAGTTCCAGATCTGCCAGCCGCCGAGCTTGAAGTTGAAGCGGTGCATGACTCGGCCGTCCCACATCTCGGTGTAGTTCCAGATCGAGCCGATCGTGTAGTCGTAGCCGGCGGCATTGTCGGATTTCATGTTCTCCGGCTCCATCTTGATGAGCCGGCCCTTCATGTCGACGGCGTGCTCGTGTTCGGCGCCGCCGTCCTCGTCGACGACGTGCTTGATGCCGGAAAAATCGTGACGGACGCCAGGCGGGCCGCCGACCATTCCCATCACCGCCGGGGTGTGGGAGATGACCTTGAACGGCGTCGACAGCGCCTTGATGCCGAGGCCGGTGATGTCGATCTCAAGGTCGCCGCCACCCGGCTGAAAGGTCTTGGTCTTTTCCCCCAGTCCGGCGAGCCGCAATTCCTCGATATCGATGGCGAGGTTGATATTGTCGTTGATGATGAGGGTGAAGCCGCGAAGCAGTCTGAGCGACATGGTGATCTCCTGGCGTTAGGCCGCAAGGCTGAGGTAGTCGTCGACCGTGCGCTCGAAGCTCACGGCGATCCGCTCGTTGATCGCGGTGGCGAGATCGTTGAAATAGGCCTCGTTGCGGCGCGACCCGAAGATCAGGTCCTCAAGCGGCGGCGCCTCCTCGGCGTCGAAGTCGACGCGCAACTTGCCGAGGCGCAGCGAGGAATTGGTGTTGACCTCGCGGTCCCAGAACACTTCGCCGCCGAGGATGGCGCCGACCGAAGGCGCCTTCAGCTCGTCCAGGAAATTTTGGGTGGAGCGCATCACCGAAATGACGTGCTGGGGCGAGATGTTCTGGTCGTTGGCCCAAGGACGGAACGACCGCACCATCGACTTCTCGATCGAGGCGCGGGTGCGCACCACGTTGATGAACACCCAGAGCGGATCGAGGGACGCAGTGCGGTTGCCCCACAGGATGCGGCCGTTGGCTGAATAGGCGCCGCCGGCCTGCTGCACGACCTTTGCCGGGATGAAGGTGGCGATGCCGTTCTCGTTGAGATAGTTCGCCTCGTGGTCGATCTCTCCGTCGAAGAAAGAGACCGGTCGGGCGATGCCGAGGACGCCGTGCGCCTCCTGGTTGGAGGGCGACCAGTAGACGCCGCCCTTTTCCTTGTCCTTCTTCACCATCAGGCCGGCAACCACCGGCGAGGCCGGCTTGGCGACAATCTCCGTGCCACCTTCGGGAAGGACGCGGACGTAGGGATCGACCAGATAGGTGAAGCGGGAGGCGAAGTCGGCCCGGTATTCCAGGGAGTCCTCCTTGGTTGGGCCGCCGGTGTCGAAGACGGAAATCGCCATCAACTTGTCGCCGACCTGCTCGAGCGCATCGGCCACCGGGTTCTTGGCGTTGTCGACCCGGCCGGCCACAAAGCCGGGGCAGATCAGGATGTCCGGCTCCTTGCCGACATGGCCGAGCGCATAGGAGAGCGCGTGAACGCCGGTCATCGAGGCGGCCGAGCCCATCAGCTTTGTCCGGGTGGCGTCGATGTCGGCCCCTTCCTCTACGACCGAAAGAACGATCGACGCCTCAATGCCCTGGGCCTTCACCAGGTTGATCACGTCACGGACGGTGCCGGTGGCGCCGAGCTTGGCGACGGTCTCGGTATCGTGGGTGAAAAAATGGAACGGCTCGTCGCGCGGGATGCTCAGATCGGCATCCGGTGCTGTGACGACGGCCCCGATATTTGACTGGTCGGCAACCTCGATCGGCCGGGCGTCGTCGCCGAGCCGCAGGACGCGGGTGCCATGGTTGAAATCGCTTGTCGGCATGCGCTTGACCTCATGAACGTCAAGCGCGACTGTGGAGGCGCGGGCTAAAAGCCTCACGCCTGACAGGTGTCAGGAGTTGCCGGTTAGCCGAAGATCGACACTTAACTGTATTCCGCGGGGAAAGCCATGGTCGGGATTGATCGCAATACCGGTAAAGTCATTGGACGAGCCGATAGCATCAAGCAAGGCATCAAGACTGTTTTGACGACCGCCAAAGGATCAAGGCTAATGCGCCGCGAATTTGGTGTTGGTTTTCTTGCCGATTCCGGCGCTCCCAAGCCACCTTTCAATGTTGATCAGATACGGCAACAGGCGCTTCACGCGCTCGCGGAATATGAGCCCCGAATTGAGGATGTCGACGTGTCGGTCGACCAATCCATTGACGGTTCACTAGTTTTGAAGGTCCGGTATTCCGACAAAGACAGCGGAGAACGAGCCGCGGTTGACGTCCTTTACTGACGTAACGGTTCTGCCCGCTGCAGCCGGCCTCACGGCCCCGTTGTCGTGGCCATATCCCAGACCGGAAAGTCGTCGCCGTCGGGCTCGAGCGTGGCGATGAGCTGGCGGTGGCGATTGCGCATGTCATCGGGGACGAATATCTCCCTTTCCCCGATCACGAGGCGGAACATTGTCTTGGCCGTATTGGCGTATTCGACCGTGATTGGCATCGATCAGAACTCCGCATCGTAGTCGACGGTGCCAAACCAAAAGGTTCGGCCGGCACCGGATGAAGCCACCGTAATCATCGCGCCGTCCCTGAAGCTGGCGAGCACCACGAACGAGCCGGGAGAAACGTTCGAGGAGTTGTAAACATTGTGGGCAACGACGGCGGGCTTCACACGCATAGGGACCGGAGCGCGCGGAATGGCGTAAAATGGTGCGGTCTGGCCGGCGCCATCGGCCATTGCCGAATGGGAGAAGGACACGCCGGCAGCGAAATAGCGATGGCAAAGCATCTCCTCGACGGCCGGCGGCCGCGTCTCGAAGGCCGTGATGGCGCCGCCCTCACGAAGCTGTAGTCGAGAAAAAGAGGCGCCCGTCCCGGCAATTTCGACATCGAGGTCGGTCAGCCCAGATGGAACGGCGATCTGCACCCCGCGCCGGCCCGCGCCGGCGGCAATGACACCCGTTGCGCCGCCGATGTCGATGCCAAGGTCGGCACTGGGGTCGTCCACGTCTACGGTGACGGTCTTGCCGGCAAGACCGGGATCCTCGATCGTCTGGATCAGAGAGCCGCCCGCCAGCGTCACGATGCCGTCGGCGACGTCAAACTCGGCGCCGTCGGCACCGGCCCGAAAGCGGTCGTTGCCGTATTCGCCTGCGGCCAGCATCCCACCGGCAAAATCCCGCTGGTTTATGCCGAAGCCGCCATTGACGATCAGATTAGCGAACCCGCTCAGCGGCCCGGCATTGACGCCGTCAAGGCGCGGATAAAGCGCATCTGCGGCCGCGACATTGAGCCGGGCCTCCAAAGCCGCGTCGACGGCGGCCTTGGCATAGGCACCGACCTGATCCGCCGTCACCCGGTGCGGATTGTCGGCACGGGCCTCGTGGTTGAGGATTGGCGGCGGCGACGGGGAAATGGTCCAGGCGTCGAACGTGCCCGCGCCGGCGGCGCTAACCGCCGTGATCTGCATCTGGCCGCTGTCGCGGAGATAGAGGTCGACCGAGGCGACCATGACCGCGCTCGGATCGGCAATTGCGCGGATCACCACCCAACCGGTCGGCGCGAAGGCGTAGCGCTCCGGCTCGGTGACGATAACGGTTTTTGCGCCGATCCCGACCGTCAGCTCCGACCGGCTCGGCGCTGTCAGCATCGCACCGATATTCGAGGCAAGCGCCTGGACGTTGGCCAGCGTCGGCAGGATCAATTGGTCGATCCGGCGGAGGCCGTCCTCGGTCAGTCGTTTGACGGCAGCGTCGGCGCCGGCCTGGGAGTCTTCCAGGCGCGACAGCCGCGCATGGAACGGCTTGATCAACTTATGCTCAAGCGTCTCCGCCGACAGGGTGTCGTTGGCGCCGAGTTGCGGGGGCCGGTAGGCAACCATCGTCAGCCCTTCTCGATCGCCGCTGTGGTCACCTTGTCCTTGATTGCCTCAAGGATTTTGCCCCTGACGATGTTCTTGCGTCCCGGCGAGTAGCGCTTGCCGCCGTGCTCGGCGACACCGGAAAGGGTGATCCGGTAGCGCGCATCCGGATCGATGGTTTTCGGCAGTCCCATGTGTCAGGCCTTTCTCTAAAGCGCCACGTCGTCGCGGCGGGCGCCGTGGAACAGGTCGAGCGGCGTCGTCGTGGTGCCGTCGACGACGATCTCGTAGCGGTCGGTGGGGGCGTCCAGATTGAAGGTGAAAACGCGCTCGATGCGCCCCTCGATGTCAGGCTCATCCTTCAGCGTGATCTCCTCCATGGAGTCCCAGGCCTCGATCGCGCCGCCGATCCGGAGCGCGCAATCGAAGGTGTGGCGGGCCTCGTTCCAGCCTTCCAGCAGCCACCGCACCTCCACCGTGGATGTCGGGGCTGCGAGTAGGCGTTCGGTGGAAAAGTGCTTGAAGACGTTGGCCGAGCGCATCAGCCGGATGGTTGCATCGTCCAGATTGACGCCGGGCATGAGATCGGTGGAACCGAGCATGGTGACGCGCACATCGACAATCGCCGGAAGGTTGGCGAACACGGCTGCATCGGCGGCAGCCTGGTCGATCGAGACCCAGCCGTCGCCGGGATTGATCTCATAGACGAGGCTGGTTCCGTCGGGGACGACCTGGCCGGCGATAATCTCGATGCCGCCGATACCGCCGTCGAGATTGCAGGCCTTGAGATTGAGGACCACGTTGCCGCGCTCAAACTGCGCATAAACGAGATTGAACTTCAGGTCTTTGGTCAGGTCGCCTTGCAGGAAGCTGCCGGCAACGCCTTGCCGAAGCGCACCGGCGGTGTACTTCGCGCCGGGGGCAGTGACCAGGCGGTGATCTCCCGTCGTCACGATGACGATGGCGTAGCGTTCGCCGATCTCGGTGAACACCGGTGTGATCGGCACGCTGGTCTTGTGCGGATAAAGCTTCAGGTCTTCCACATCGAGGACGGCCTCGCCGATCACCGCGTTGACGTCCGGATCGCCGTTGCTGAGAGTCTTGGTGAGGAGGACATTGACCGGTCCGATCCGCCCCAGGCTGGAGAAGTAGAGCGGGATATCCACCAACCATCCAGTTGCCGGCGCAACGAAATCCTGCGCCGTGATCGTGCCGGTGATGGTGATCGTGTTTTCTACCGGATACCAATAGGTGTCTGTGATGGTGTCCTTCTTGAGCTTGGCGTAGCGTGTGAACTTCGGCTGGTTATGCTTTCCGGCCCGGACGTTTTCTCCCAGGACCACGAACACTTCGCCGTGCCGGGCGAATGTCGTCTGATTGTACCAGGTAACGTCGGACCACCATGCGCGGCTGTTGGTACATGCCAGATGCGGCGCGCCGAGGCTGGTCACGGTCCGCGAGATAACCTTCCGTTTGAAGGTGGTCTCCTGGGTTTCATAGGCCGAAACCGCGACTGAGCCATCTTTGCCGGGGACGGCCAGCCTGGTGACTCCGCTCCATTTCGGCAACAGGATGTTGCCGACGATCGTCGCCTTGGGATCGTTCGCATTGGCAAGATCGACCGGCAGGTGGCCGCTGTCGTTGGCGTAGGGGAAGCGCACGCCTTCCTCAACACGGACAAGGGAGTCGAGATCCGAAAGGTTGCTTTCGTCAGCGGTCAGGAAGCTGTCCGATCCGGAGCCCGTGTAGCTGTCCGGCAGGTTGACCTGCTCGCGCAGACGGGCGATTTCGCGCAACGCGCCAGAGAACTGGTCGGCGGAGACAACCGGCTCGGAACCGGCAATGGAGGCGACGTCGGAGGCAATCCCGGAAATAATGGGCTCATAGTCGTTCCGGAAGGCCTCCAACGCCTCGGTGCGGTTTTCGATGTCGGCAAGGTTGGGCAGTCGATGCTGCTCCTGCATCTCAATCGAGACGATCCCGGCCGTGTCCATGGTGACGACGGCAATGAGGAGAACGCTCGATGAGATCGCCGGCAGTTGGGGGTTGGGATCGTCGGCGCCGCCGAGCGCCTGGACCGAGACGTTGCGCAGCCTGGTCGTTGCGACCTGTTGCTCCGTTGTCTGCCGGGTTTCGGTGTTCGTCATGATCGTCCGCGTCGCGATGTCCGTGCTGACATCCGCGCCCCAGGCGACGATCGCCACTTTGGTCATGTGCTGGGCGGCCTTCAGGCTGAAAAGGTCGAGGGCGTCGCCGGCATAGGTGTGGACCGGCCCGCCGAGCCACAGCCGGCCGGCATCGACGGTCACCCCGGTCGGCCCGTCTTCGCTGACACCCATGCCGGTAAAGGCCCTTCCGGAAACGATGGCGTCGCGCACCACATGATCGACCGCCTCGCGGGCGAAATCCTGGACCCGAAGAAGTTCCGAACTCGGGAGCTTCTGGTTCTGAACAACGTTGACCTGGCGTTCCATGATCTAGTCCTTGATGTATTGGCCGAGGCGATAGGTGCCGTCGAGCGGCGGGGCGTCGCCGAGCGCTATGAGGCGGTGGACGTTGGTGTTGAGGAGCACGGTGTCACGGGCGGCGGAGCCGGCATCGATAGCCTCGATGAGCCGGTCGAGCCGGTCCGGGCCGTCCGGGGTGAAAAAGCCGTCGTCGAGGAAATCGGCGTCGCAAAATGTCTCGTCGACGCCAGCGGCGCCGATGATCTCCACGTGGACGATCAAAGTAAAATCGGGCAGGCCAAGTCGATCGGCGTCGAGATAGCCGCCCGGCGCAGCGGCGACCCGGACCGCGCCGGCGTCCGGATCGTACAGCCGATAGCGCCAATAGGTGGCGGAGCCGTCACCGGCCGCGCCAAGGAACCCGTCGTCGAGAGTGTCGACGTCCAGGTAGAAGTTTGCCGCGTCGACGCGGGGTTTCGAAACGAGTTCCGGCGTCGCCGTCACCGGCCGAAGCCCCGGCGCGACGGCGTTTCTCCCGATCGTGCCGCGTGAAATGACGACGGTGCGGCCGGCCGGGTCAGGCTCCAGGAAGTCAATGCCGAAAAAGCCATCATCGAGGAACATCTCGCCGACATCGGCAAAGCCCGGCAGGGCGAGCCGGATCTCGCCGCCGTCCACATCGACGGGCGCGGTGCGGTCGAGCAAGCCTATGTCGGCCTCGGCGCCGTCCTTGAAAAAGGTGGCCCGGAAGCCGGACTCCGCGCCGTCGTCGACGAGGAAGTCGCCCCCCAGAAAATCGGCATCGAGAAAAAGGCCGGCGTCGTCGCCCGGCTTGAAAAAGGGGTAGATGCGCAGCTCCGGCAGGCCGTCCAGCCAGGCGCGATTGGCATCCTCGTCCTCGTCGATCAGGAAGAAGTCCTGGGGCGCGTCCTCGATCCGATGGACCCGCGCCCAATCGTAAAGCTCCACATAGGCGCGGATCGCCTCCGGCAGGCCGACCAGGCGCTTGCGCGCGGCTTCGGTCGCGATCACCCGGCGCTGCTTGTCGAGCGTCCAGTCGTCATCCCAGACCCGGCAGCCCTTCTTGCGGGCAAGGAACGGCAGCAGCGCGTCGGGGCAGCGATAGGGATCGTCGAGGCCCCACAGGATCGTCGCCGGCAGCGGCCGGCGGGCGGCATTGACTTCCTCAACGGCACGCTCGAAGGCGCCGGCGTTGGATGGAACGACGGTCCGGTGGAGATCGTCAGACATCGACCACCTCCGCCGTCACGGCGATGTCGGTGCAATAGGCGACTTCACCGAGGGTCGGCTTGATGTCGGCGGCCGGCGAAAGGATCACGGCGGCCTCGGCGCCGGCAACGAGGGCATTTGCCTGGATGCGGTCGCGGCCGACCGATGCGCCGAGCAGGTGGCGCCGATCGGCCATCGCCTGCAGGCGTGTCGTTGCCTCGGCGATCGCCGCCGCCTTCGACGGGCCCCGCGGCAGCAGGAGATGGACAGCAATTTGATAGGTGAGAACCCCCGCGCCGGTAAATTGCGGCACGTCGGTGCCGAGCTTAGCATGGTTGGCGGCGTCGTAGACGTAGTTGTGGACGGCTGCGACCGCCCCGGCCGAGGGCGTGCCGTCGCCGTAGCGGCCGAGCAGGGCGAGATTGATCCGCGGCCCATCGATGCCGACGATCCGGGCGTGTTTGATTTCCGGATGGACGCTCGAGGCGAAGTACTCGTAATTGCCCGGCGCGGCCTGAGAAAGGGTCGCTGGCGCCAGCTTGATGCGGCGCCGGTATTCCTCGTCCTCCTCCATGACCGGATTGCCGTTGGCGTCCGTTCCGATCACCCGCCGGATGCAGAAGACGCCGGCGCCGAGGACATCCAGGAACTCGCCCCAGGTATCGTCAATCGACCACGCCTTGACCGCGTCGTTGATGCTGCGCCGGTCGCGCTGTTCGCGGTCGGCGTCGTGCTGCTCCAGGATGACGCCCGGTTCCCATTTGGTCTGCCCGGTGTCCCAACCGAGCCCGCGGGCCTCGTAGCCGGCCTTCAGCGCGGCAAGGCGTTCGGCCTCGATCGTGTCGTAGTCGTCGTCGACCAGCTTCGGAAGCGAGAGCCGGCTGCGGTCGAGATCGTTGGCGATGTAATCGGTCATGAGCCCACCTCGACAAGGTCGAGCCGGGCCGTGGTCGAGACCGGAATGACCGCGCGCCGGTCCTCCGCGATGCTGAAATCACCGAGATGGCCGTTCGGGTAGTAGATGCCGTCGAGCATGAAGGCAAAACGGCCAGCCCGCCCATATTCGATCATCTCGATCGAGGTCAGGTCGAAGCCGGGTTCGCCGTCCGTCTCGTCGTCGATGGCCGCATGAACTGCGGTGTAGAGCTTCAGGAGGGTGTGGTCGGTGGCGTTCTGGTCCTGAAGGTCGGGAACGTCGCTGCCAAGGTGGCGGTACCGGGTGCGCGTGTTGAAACGGGTGCTGAGGATCTTGCGGATCGACTGCTCGCAATGCGGCCAGCCGACCAGCAGCTTCCCCGTCTCCGCGTTGATCCCGGTGCGCGCCATTGTGGTCGGTCCTATCCCTTGGAGCGGCCGCCCTTGGCGGGCTTCGGCGTCTCGGTCCCGGATTCCGCAGCGGGCGCGTCGCCCTCAGTGTCTTCGGCCGATCCGTGCAGCTTTTCGTCCCACTTGTCTGACGGCACCAGCTCGCCGGCGATCACGCCGTAGCGTGCGCCTTCCTCGGTGAGTTGAAGCGTCTTGCCGGTTCCGGGATTGCGGACGCCGGCAACGAAAGGACCGGCCTTCCTGGTGACGCGGTAGTCGTTCTTTTCGCGGGTCGTCATGTTGCCCTCACTTTCTCCGAGCCTGAAACAATCGGCCAGTAGCCGGCCGAAGAGCCGGACTGGACGTGGACCAAGTCGCCGACGCGGGCGACCTTTGGGCCGCCTTCGTCGCCGAGGTCGACCCGGTCCGATTTGACGAGATGGGCCGGCGTCTCGATGCGGTGCCGGTCGCCCTTGATGCCAACGGTCGTGTCGCCTTTGCGAAGGACGGCCTCGCTGTGATCCGTTGCCGGGTTGGGATTGTCGTCATCGTGACTGTCGCGGATCGCGATCGAGCCGGGCCCGACCTCACCGGAGGGCGAAAGCAGCCGCATCGGCTCGTTCACGGCGACCGGAACCGAAGAGGAGAACTCCCCGCCGCCGGCGCCGGCGAGATCCTGCACCTGCACCCAGGGCGAAAGCGTCTTCTTGCCCGTTCGCGGGTCGAGCGGCGCGATCTCCATGCGGATTTCCTGGCGGTCGCCCTGCCAGCGCACCTCGGCGACCCTGCCATTGACGATGACGGAGGCAAGGCGCCGGTCGAGATCTTCAAACCGCTTGTACATGTCGCGGAAAGCGCCTTCGAAGCTCATGTCGCGTCCTCCGCCAGATCAACGGCAAGCGCGCCGTCGATGTAGAGTTCGGTGTAGGCAACGTCTTTTTCGTCGAACACCGAGGCGCCGATCTCCGACAGCGATTGCGACCATTGCACGACGACAAGGGCGACCCCGCGTTTGCGCCGCGATATCACCGGCTCGATCCTGACCTCGCTCGGCAGGGCGAGATGGTCGAGGCCCCAGCGCGCCGTGCTCTTTGAGACGGCCAGCGCCCCGATCGCCTCCGCGATTGCCCAAGACGTGTCGTCACGGGAGCGCCCCTCGGTCAGGACGAAGGCCGCAACCTTGAGGGTGGCCCGGCCGGTCCCCTGCGCCTCGGACTTCAGCGGTGCGGCCAGGATGCCGACCAGGACCGCTGGCGACGTGATCGACCGGCTTTCGATTTCTTCCAGGTCGAATCGGCCACCGATGCCGTCGCAGGTCTTCAACTCCGGCAGCGCGGCCCTGATGCCGGCGGTGACGGCCTTGCGATAGGCAACGAGGCGGGATTCCGGATCCGTCATTGGACGAGCCCCCCAATCCAGTCGGTGACCGCTTCGAGGATTTCCGCCTTGTTGTCTTCCGAGACGCCGAGATAGGGGCGCGCCGGCATCGTCACCTGCTTCGCAATGACGAAGTCCACGTTTGCGCCGACCTGGAACCAGAACTTCAACGCGTCGCCGTAGCGCGGTTTGATAACGCCGCCGAACTGGTGAATGGCGGCATAGACTAGCCCGGAGCCGATCATCACTGACGAACCATCGACCGCATAGTCGATGGAATCCGCGAGCGCTCCGCTTTGTTCTAGGATCGGCGTCCTTGCGTAGTTTTCCTTCCAGGCTGCGCCATCCGGCGAGGTTTTTTCCGACGTGATACGCCGGCGGGTCTGCTCCTGGACCAGCCGGCCGATGGTGTCGAGCACCTTGTGTTCCGGCAGGTGGGCGATGCCGTCGATCGCGGCGACCGCTTCGGACAGCCCCGTTTCGGTGATTGTGACGGCGGCCCCGGTCATCGCATGGTGTCCCGTGTGAAGCGGCGCGGCTCAGCCGTGAAGTCGGCGCCGGAGCCGGTTGCGGTGGTCGATCCGCCGCCATCGATGCGCGGCTCGCTGGTCCCGAGGCCGGACTTGCCGTCGGCGATGCGTTTCAGGCGCGCGGTGGCGTCCTCGTAGCGCTGGCGGATATCCTCGGTCAGCGATGAATGGCGGTTTGCGAGCACATAGACGGCGATGTCGATCGCCGGGCGGCGCAAATTGGACGGAGCCGACTTCAGCGGCAGCCGGTAGCGGGCGGAGAGATATTCGTCGATCTCCTCCGAGGCGGCGCTGAGCGCATTGGCAACGGCGGCATCGATGTCGGCCGGCTCGGTCATCTCGCCCGGCAGGATGTCGGTCAGAAAATCCGGACCGTAGAGCGCCTCAATGTCGGCCTTGCTGGCGTAGATCATCGTTTCGCTCACGCCTTCAACCGGGTCTTGATGGCCTGTTCTGCGACGGCCTTGTAGGGGGCCAGGAAGTTCTCGATCGTCTCCAGCTCCTTGCGCAATCTCGGCAGCGCCTCGATCGCTTCGATAATGGTTTGCTCTGGGCCCGTGTCACACGCCTCGGCGCCGCATATCGCAACCGCCACGGGCTGGAACTCACTCAATAACCCGGACCAAACACGCGACGACTCGTGGTAGGCGTCCGCCAGGTCGCTTACGGCGAAGTCGATCTGCTGATACAGATATCCGGGCTGAAAGCTTCCGAATTCTCGGCTCATATCTTCGCGAATGCTCCCGTTGACCGCCGTCGTCGTGACGGCCGAAATGCGTGCGGGCGGCGCGCTAAACGCCGTGTTGGCCGGATTGCCTCAACTCTCCCAAAGCCGGACGCGGGGAGAGTGCTGGGGGCCTTGCGAGCCGTACCAGACCGCCCTCTCGGATATTGTGTCAGTCCTCGGCGATGGAGACGCTCAGCTCCGGGTCGTTCTCGATCGCCTCGCGCTCGACTTCGCTGAGGTCGACGGCGGCAATCCGCACCGGCACGGGGCCGAAGCGGCGGCCGGCCCGTCGCCGGCCTTGCTGAGGGCCGGTGACGACCAGGACGGCGCCCGCCGATGTGCGAGAAGCGGCGTCGTCCTGGTCGCCTGGCGCCCCCGCTGGGGGATCGGCAGCCGGCGCGGCCGGTTTCGGCTCGGCCGCGGTCGGCTTGGATTGCGCCGTGGTCTTGCTGCGGCGCGTCCGTTTGCCGGTCGGCTTTGCGGTCTCATTGCCGGCCATCATCCACGCTCCCTGTTACCCCTGGCTCAGGCGAGCCACGGGCAGATGAACACCTCGACGATGTCCTTGTTGGTGTTGTCGGTGAAATCCGTCCGCTTGGCGTTCTTGATCACCTCGTCGGCGGCCGTGCGCAGCGACGGCGGAATGACGAGGAGGGTCGGCTTGATGCCGAGCGGCCGGCCGTGGTCGGTCTTCAGCGTCGTCATCGCGTCATAGGCCGCGTCGAAATTCGCGGTCGAAAGGTCCGCCTTCGAGCCGTGCGCCATCTGCCAGAAGCCGAGGCCGACATTGCCGCGATAGTCGACGCCGTAGATGAACTCCTTCTGCTCGAACACGCGGTCGGAGGTCTTCGGGTCGGTCTTGGCGACGAACTCAGGCGCGCGCCGCTTCTGGAAGATGAACGGCTTCAGCGGCCGGGAGGTGTCGAGCAGATACCAGGCAGGGCCGGCGCCGGCCGTCATGTTGGAGACCGACGTCTCCTTGCCGTCCTCGTCGAGCACCTTGTGGTCGGTGTCGAAGAAGTTCTGGCCGTCATAGCACTTGGTCTCAAAGGCCGACTTGACCAGGCTGAAGACGAGCTGATCCGGATGGGCGGCGGTGGAGCGGCCGAGCTCCTCCATCATCGGCTTGTAGATGCCGATATTGTCGTCCTCGATGTCGTCGCGGTCGACGCCGACGGTGATCTCGAACGGCTTGTTCTTGATCGCGTAGCCGTGGTCCTTGATCGACTGGACGTGGCGGGGGCCGATCCATTCGCGCATGTTCGGGAAGTTGCCGAGCCAGCCATATTCGTTCTGGCGGGTGGTCGACGGGATCTCGGTGGCGATCCGGCCATATGCGGTCTGAGCAGCGTCGAACGCGCCCTGGAAGTTGCGCCGGAAGCCGACATAGAGGCTCTGCAGGTTGGCGGCATTGATGAGCATGGGGTCGGTCTCCTAGCGCAGCTCGACCAGCACCGCGTCGGTGCCGTCGAGACCGATGATCTTGCCGGCGGCCGAGAGGGTCCCGGTGCCGTCCGTGGCGGCGAGCGTCTCGTCGTCCTCGACGTAGGCGGTCTTGCGGATGTGGGTTTCGTCGATCGGGTCGGTGGCGGAGTTGGCGTAGGAAAAGACGCCCCGCTTCACCTTCACGGTCTTGGCGCCGTCGGCGCCGCCGGTGTTGTCGACGGTTTCCTCGGCGCGGCCGACTGAGACGAGGCCGGCGCCAGCCTTGCCGGCGTCGGCATAGCCGGCGTCGAGAACGACCATGCCGCCCTGGTGGACGACCGCATCGGCGGCGACCTCATAGACGTGCACGTCGCCGAGAATTTCCTTCGTCATGCGCGGGCCGGAAAGCATCGCCGCGTTCTCCTTCTGACTGGTGAGCCTCGATCAGGCGGCGACGGCCGCCTTGTCCTTTGCGTAGTCCGCCTCGGAAATGCCGAGCTGGGCGCAGATCGCCTTTTCCTCGCCGGTGAGCGCACCGGCTGGCTTTTGCGGGTCCTGGCCGTCGAGCCCGGAGCCGTCGCCGATGACCGGCATCGTTGCAACGAGCTGCTCGAAGGACTTGAAGCCGTCGTCGGTCTTGCAGAGCGCGACGTAGTGGTCCTTGGAGGCCGGCGCGATCTTGCCGGCCTTGACCGCCGCGTCGATCGCCGCGGCCACCTTCTTGTCGTGCTCGGCCTTGCGGGTCGCTTCCGTCTCGGCACGCGCCGTCGCCAGGTCTTCCTTGACCTTGTCGTAGTCGGCGCGCGGCACGAACTTGTCGATCGGCGGCGTCTTGGCGGCGGCAATCGCGGTCTCGGCCTCGGACCGGGCGGTATCGCGCTCGCCCTTCAGCTTCTCGATCGCTTCCAGGACTTGCTCCGGGCTTGCCGCGGCGACGAGGCCGAGGGCCGAGCAGATGGCGGTGAGGTTCATGGCGGGGTCCTCTTTCTCTTTGGCAAGGGCAGCCAGTTCCAGCGCCGGCCGATTGACGAGGCCGGCGGCGCGCAGTCGGGAGATTTCACGGGTGTCCCGGTCGAACACGAACTCCGGGGAAAGGAAGCGGTACTCGCGCCGGGCGATCATGCCGCTGGCGCGCTCGGTCCATTCGACGCTTCCCCAGATCGAATTGTCCGGTTTCACGAAGACGTCGGTGATCCAGCCGGCCGCCGGGGCCTCTTCGCCGCTGTCGGCCTTCAGAAACGACGCGTGCTCGTAGTCGATGACGAGCGGCGCCTTGTTGGCCTTGAAGGCGGCAACGACGGCGGCCGGGTCGCTGAGGCGCCAGGAGCGCCCGTCGCGGCCCTCAATCGCCGGGCCGGCCGGAAACAGCTGCGCCTCGCTCGGTGCCGAGGCGGCTTCGAAGGCGGTCGCGAATGCGGCTCTTGCGGTTTCCAGCGTCATGGGACACAAATTGACCGGTGCCCCATCCCGTTTCCCTACTGACAGATGTCAGGGGACCGCGCGAAATCCGCGCCGCCAGGCCAGGCGCCGCACCTCTCCCTTCCGGATCGATCGAAACAGGCCCGTTAAAGGGGTTTCAAAGGGGGCTGGAGCCGCAAAACGGGTTTTCACGGCCGATGGCGCGCGGAAACGCTTCCCGCCGCCCTGGCGCGGCGCGGGTTGCCTCGCCGTTCTTTTTAGGGTGTCGTCAGGGGCGCCGGGCGTTTTCCAAGTCGCCGAATCCGCGAAGCTCCAGCCCGTGTTTCTGTGCGGCCGCTTCGGCTGCATTGTGGGCATCGGGGAGAGCGCTCATCTGCCCGATGCCAACGGCGAGAAGGACCAGCAGACCAATGCCGGCAGCGGCGGAAAGAAAGCGGGCGAGCGGATGTCTGGGTATGGCGAACCTCCGAATGACAACTTATGCATTCGGGAACATGTTGAAAACCCGCGTTCCGCGCGTCATATTCGGTTCGGGCCGAGCCAGTCGGAGAACCGGGCACCTGCCCGTGGGGACGTTCCGCACCCCTGGCCCTCTTTCCCTCACATGGCGCGTGGAGTTCGGAGATGAGCGAGGCGAACGGAGTGTCCTGGCCTCAGGCGATCGCCATTGCCGTCATCACCAGCGGTCTGAGCTTCGCCGGCGGCTGGTGGACCTTCGCCAGCAAGGACCGCGAGCTCGATATCAAGATGGTTGAAGTTGCTCTTAGCATCCTGCGAAGCGATCCGGAGAAAAGCCCAGCTTCCGGAGCGCGGACCTGGGCGATGGATATTTTAGACCAGTATTCGGGCGTCACGCTTACGCCGAAGGCCCGAGCGGAACTGCAAAGCGCACCGGTAATGATCGAACGGCCCTGGGGTTTGACGTTGGAAGAAATGAAGGGGCACCAATCGTCAAACGCCTCAACGATAGAGCAAATTATCCAGGACATTAAAGAAGCCGTGGCCGATAAGAAAAAAGCTTCCCGAAGGCAGTTCTTGGATCGCCTCAACGAAGAATTCGCCCCAAATGCCGCATCTCCAGCGGATGGAACGACTTCAGAAAAAGCTCCGACCCCGCAACCGTCCGGCGAATGACCGCCAGCCAGGGCCGACCCTCTACCTCGCCCACGAATAGGACGTCTCGGTCCTGCTCGTGGATCGGTCGCCCCTTGTCGATGAGCTGCTGCACCTTTCCGTAGTCCTCGGCCGCAAGCAGCGGAGCACCGTCCTTGCGCCGACGCTTCCGCGCCTGCTTCTCGGCATCGGCCACCGAGAACCGAACCGTCTTCGTCCTGGACCCAAGCCGCTTGGCCAGGGCGTCTGGAAGCATGGCGACGGGTGCCGACAACGCGCCGCGTAACCGGTTGGCCGGATCGGGATCGTTGGGCCTGTAAGGAATCTCGCCGGACTGGATCGCCCGGAAGGGACGCGAGCCGACCAGGTCGGCGACGGCGATGCGGCGCCGGTTCTCCGTCATGGCGTCAAGCTCGCCGGAAAGGAACGTTGCGGCGTTGCGCGCCCGGTTCTTGCCGGGATTGGTCTGCCAGCCCGGATCGATGCCGACCGGCACCCGAACGGTCTCGCCCGTGCGCTTGTTGCGCCAGGGGCGCGTTGCGATCTCCGGCGCCGTGTCCCGGTAGATGACCCCGCCGTCGTCCGGTTCCCGGCCGAGCAGCTGTCGTGCCTCGCGAGCGGTGATCTGCCGGACCCGGCACTGGCACATCCAGCCGTTCGGCGGATAGTGGGTTGCCCAGAACGGATCGTCGACCGGCAGGATGATGCCGACCCAGGCGAGGTGTTCCGGCCGCTTGTGGCTGGCAACCGAGATCATGTAGAGCAGATACGGCAGCGCGCCCTTGGTCCTTTGCGTCCGCTCCCATTCGCCTGCCGCATGTGCGGTTCGGGTGTTCGCCCAATAGATGGTCCTGAGGCGGCGCGGGCTGCCGAGCTGGACGACCTTGTAGAGCCCGTCCTTGGGGTCCCCGGCGACGGCCTTTCCCCACCAACCCTTTTTCCTCAGGACCGGTTCGAGGTTGCGGCGGAACGCTTCGAACGGCACCCGCTCGCGGATGGCCGCGTCGACCTCCTGGCGGATGTCGTCGAGGACGTCATAGCCAGCGGTCTTGGCAACGGTGAAGGAATAGGCGTGCTCCTCCGGCGCCACGTCGCGCCAGTCGAAGCTCGGCCGGCTGCGCTTCTGGTCGAAATAGCGCCGCACTTCCTCGGGCGCTTCGGCAAAGAGTTCGGGCATCAGCCGTCCCCGGTATCGCCGAGGCCGCGCGCCTTCATCATCAGGACCGCAAGCGAGCTGGCAAGCGGTGCGGCGTCCATGTCGCCGGAAAGGGTGTCGAGCCGTGCGATGAGATCGTCATAGCCGGTGGCCTCGTCGAAGGCCGCGCGAACCGGCGCAAGCAGCGGCTCAAGGTCCGGCTGCCAGGCGCCGAGGGCTTCTTCCAGAAGCTCGTCCAGCGCATCCCCCTGAAGCGCCGCCACCGCGTGCTCCTGGCCGCAGTCCGGACAGACCCGTTGCCGCGCCCCGGCCGCATCTTCAGGCGGGCTGCCATCATCCGGCTTGGCTTTTGGACGTTTGGGAGACGCCAGAATTTTTGCGCCCTTCTCCGGTTCGCTGAAGCCGAGCCGGTCGCGCGCTTCGCCCATCTCCACTTCCAGGCCGAGCGGCACCAGCTTGGTCAGGGCGTTGACCATTGTGTTGATGTCCTCGGCCTCGGCGACCGGGATGTCCACATGCGGGTAGCGCTCCTGCGGCCCGTAATTGAACGACACGAACGGCTGCACCAGGTCCCGATTGACGGTGGCGGAGAGTTGGCGCGTGTCGGCGCGCAGGATGTCGAAGCGGACGTTTTCGTGGACGGCGGCCTGGGCAAGGCTCGACCCGTCGTCGGTCGTCATGGTCTGGCCGAGGACGAGCTTGGAGATCTGCCCGTCCTCGTATTCGCACATGGCGCCGAAGACCGCGTTGCCCTGGCCGCCCTTTGCCTCGATGAACTCGATGTCCATGCCCTGCGGCACGATCGCCGCCGCATCGATCGCCAGCATGCGGACCGCGCGCAGAAGCACGGCCCGCTCCTCCGGGCTGGCCCCGGAGGGGTAGCGGCCGAGCCTGAGCGGCATGCCGAAGACTTCCAGGAACGCCGCCCAGTCCTTGACCGCGAACGACTTTATGAGAAACGCCCAGGCCGCGGCGAAGGCGAGCCCGCCGCGCAGCGGTGAGCCCGATTTGAGCTTCGGGATATGGACGACGAAGGTGTAAGGCTTCAGCGGCAGACCGTCCGTGTTGCCGTCCTCGCGCAACCGCAGCCCGCGCCCCATTCTGTCGAACTGGAAGAACCGCGGATCGCGCCAGTGATATTCGGCCGGCTTCCAGAGATCGCCGTGCTCCCACACCGGCTCGACCACCGAATAGCCCTTGCCGACGCCGTCGAGAAGATCGTCGAGCATGCCGGTGAACTCGGGCGTCTCGACCAGCTGCTCGCGCACCTTCTCGGCGATCTCGACGTCTTTCTTGTCCTCGCTGGCGGCCGTGACGATCGGCTCGATGCCGGTAACGGCGCGCTTGCGGGTGCCGAGCACGGACCGGTAATGAAGGTCGCGCTCCTCGATCTCCTCGGCAAGCGTCAGATAGGCGACGTGATCGCCTTCCGTCGCCGCCCTCAGGATCGTGGAAAGGCGGTGAGGATCGAGCCCTGAGGCGACCGGCTCCGACCAGGTCGAGCGAACGCCGGTGACGGTCGGCGCGGCGATTTCCTCCTCCAGCAGCCGGGCCGAAAGCGGCCGGCCGTGGGGATCGACGAGAACGGGTTTTTTCGCCATCACCAAATCCCTCCGCGGTGTCCGGGATCGATGCCGCGCCCCGGCCATGCACCATCCTCAGCCGCGATGTCGTCGCCGCCTTCATGGATCGGGCGATAGGCGAACTCGCCGGCGTCGATCTCGCTGGCATAGTGGCCGAGCAAGGCGGCGATCGCCGCGTCGCCGTGGCGCTTGCGGGTCTGGGAGGCAAGCTCCAGCGTGCGCTTGTCGGTCGGGATGCGCGCAACGCCCGCGATCTTCTTGAAGACGCGTAGGTCCGTGTAGACGTCGTCATCCTTCGGGATGAGCAGCGACCCGTCCTCGAACGCGGCTTTGAATTTCGGCGTGTTTTCCCGGTACCACTCGGTGGTGAAGTGGACCGCCTCGACCAACGAGGCGCCGTATTTCTGTTGCGCGACTTCGGCGAGATAGGCGCCGTTGCCTGTGGCATCCATCGCGCCGCCGGAAAGCCGCGGCATCCGGTCGAGGATGAAAAAGAGAATCTGCTTCTGGCATTCGAAGGGGACGTTGCGCAGCTCGACCACAAAGGGCGTTGCAAGGTCCATCGTCCTCTGGATGACGAACGGCCAGATGACGGTGAGGTCGGCGACGCGGGCGAAGTCCTCGCCGAAGCAGTGGCGGAGTGCCTTGTTGAGCGTGTCGAGGTGCGGCCTCAAGGCGTCCTCGCACCACGCCTCGACGATCGATGCCCGTTCGCTTTCCGGCCTGTGCACGAGGTCGGCCGGCGGCTCCCAACGAATGACCGGGATATCCGGCGACATGGCGGCCCGGATCAGGTGACCGGGCAGGAACGTGCCCGATCCTTTCGAGGGAATGCAGAACAGCTCCTCGTCGGCGCCTTCGCCGTAAAAGCCGATGATTTCGGAACGAAACTTCGCCTCGGCCTCGACCGACCATTGCTTGGCCGTCACAAGGCAAATGCGCTGATAGAGCCCGTCCTTGAGTGCCTCGTCGAAATCGAACCGCACGAGATTGTAGGGACGCCGGCCGGCGCGCACGTCCTGGACCAGGTTGTTGAAGGGATTGTCCTCGCCGTCATGGGTCGACAGTACGGCCACCTTGCCGCCCCAGATCAGGAGCGCGAAGGCGGCCTTCAAAAGCGCTTCAAGGTCGTCGTGAAAGGCCGCCTCGTCGACGATGACATAGCCCTGGCGACCGCGCAGCGAGCGCGGCCGGGAGGCGAGCGCGACGATCTCGAACCCGGAGGCGAAATAGATGCGGAACGCCTGGATGTCGCGTTCCTTGCCGTTCTCGTCCCGGTCCTTGAAAACGAACTCGCCGATGTCGCTTGCGGCCTCATCGAAGGCCCGCGCCCACATGGCGCAGACGTCGATGAACTCGCGCGCCATGTCGAGATTGTAGCCGATGTAGAAGGTGTCCATGCCGCCGTCCGGGCGGCTGGCGGCGGAGGTGAGAACCGCGTCGGCGCCGAGCGCCCAGGTGGCGCCGGTCCGCCGGCTCTTTTCAACGACGGTGACGTGGTGCTGCGCCGTAGAGGCAAGAAGAGCCTTCTGGTAGCCGAGGAGCACGTCGGGGATGCCGCCGCCGGCCAGTTCCTCGGGAAGCCCGTGAAGGGATTGAAGGCGCAGCTCCCGCCATTCTTCCTCGGTGATGTGCCGAGCCGACTTGATCTCGGCTTCGCTGACGGGCGCGCTCATTCGCCGCCGCCCAGGTCAATACCGAGGATGCTGGCCTTGATGGTCTTGACCGTGTCGGCGGTGAGACCTTTGGCCTTGGCAACCTTCTCGATCGCCTGTTCGGTCTTTTCTGCGAATTCCTTCTCGATCTTGCGGCGCCGGTCGGTCGAGATGGCCTGCGCTTGAACGGCCGTTTTATGGGCGCGGGCGAGTTCCGCGGCGCCTTTCGGGTCGATGCCGCCGGCCTCGGCCCCTTCCAGCATCTCAAGGACCAGCGTCTTGATGGTCTCTGAAACCATGACGGTGAGATCGTCGGATTGGTCCGCACCGAGCCGTTCGGTGAGCGCACCGGCAATCGCCCGCGTTTCTTCCAGCCGGCGGGCGATTTTCGCGAGCCGGAAGCCATGGCGATGGAAGGCCGAGCGCGAAATCGGTTCAATCGCGAGCCCGTGGTCCAGCGCCAGCTTTTCCAAACGCTCGTTGAATTCGACGCGGATGTCTTCCTGGGTCCGGTCTCGCGCCCGAAGCTCCTGCATCGCCCAGGCAACAATCGGGTCCGCTTCGGGCGGCAACAGGTCGATCGAGGACAGCCGGCCCCGGCCGGCGCG